TTCAAGATGGTTCGTTGGAACTGTGGTGAATAGTACACCTCCTCCGGGCTTAGAAGGAAAAGTAAAAGTTCGAATCAGAGGCATTCATTCACCAAGTACGGGTGACATACCTGAAGCAGATTTGCCATGGGCATCTGTTATTATACCTACGACGGAAGCAGGTGTATCAGGTTTAGGAAGAACACCTAAGCTTACATCAGGTGCTTTAGTCTTTGGATTTTTTATGGACGGTGTAGAATCTCAATTGCCTGTTGTAGTTGGTTCGCTTGTTAAAGATGAATATCCAACAGATGCACAGTTATCTGAACAACGTGAACAAGATGAAGACGTCTTACTTCCTACATTATTAAGTGATACAATTACTTCTGATTCAATTAAAAGAATAAGAAGACGATCAGAAGGTATGAAATTTTTTATCGATAATGGTTATACCATTACACAGGCTGCAGGTATCATTGGTAACTTAGATCACGCATCAACTCTTGTAACTGAAGATGCAGGTATTGGAAACTGGAATCAAACAAGACAAGATGAACTGATTAACTTTGCTTCTAACTTTACACAAGGTGGACAAAGTACTGCTGTACTCGCAGAAAGATATTTAATTCAATTACGATTTGTGCTTTATGAACTTAGAGGATCGAAAGGATATGCAAACGGAAAGCTACTTCGATCATCAAAAGTTGAAGGTGATAATGGTTCAGCACAAATCATTAAAAGATACTATATAGATAATTTTGATCCAGTCGACGAAACCGAAGTACTGGAACAATGTTTAATTGCTAAATTAGAAACAGAGAAATCATAATGGGACAATTTGCAGATCCAAATAATACACAACAAACAAGCGGAGCAGCAGCAGTAGGTGGTGCTATTACTGATGGAGTAACTAATTGGGCTAATGCAAATGTCAACGCTTTTACTGGAGCAGTTGATCAGACATTAGGTACAATACAAAATCTTGCAAGTGCTCCCGGTGATTTTATTACTGGTATAATGGAAGGTGATATTGCTGGTGTTACTGGCGCTCTTACGAATATATCAGGTATAGGTGGAATAGTTCTTAAAAGTAGAGTATTAAACGTGACGTATGATAGTGACGGCATTCCAACGACCACAACTAATGTCTCGGAAAGTGTAGATAATTTAGTTAACCTTATTCGATTATTTCTTGCAGTTGATCTTTCTTCTATTACTTCTGCAGTCTCAAACATAGGACTAAACAGTATTGTATCGACTGGAACAACTATGGCGCTTAACGCAGCACTAGGGTCTGTTGGTGAGAGATTAGGGCAGTATACAAATTTAGCAGATCTTACTCCTGACGGTGCATCTGATAGTGCTGTAAGTCTTATCAATCAATTTGCAAACTTTTCTTCGAATAATGGTGATATAACATCTGCAGTTTCGGAATTAACTGGCATCGATGCACAAACTGCAATTAATGCTGCATCAAGCTTAAGTACAGATATCACAAATATTCAAAATCGAATTAATGCCTTTAAAAATAGAGTAGACGAAAGACTCAGTGGAACAGATAATACTTTAGGTCTTACACAAAGAGTTGCACAGAAAAATGATCCAAACATTAAAACAATCGAAGCAAGATTATTACAAACAATAAATACAAGTCAATCTGCTCTAGAACCTCCATTTCAAATTGGTTCAAATGTTGCTGAATGGCAAGTAGCAGATAAAACAACAATTGAATTTAGTTACATAAATACTTTAGAAGAATTAAGAGCAGACATCAATGCAATTACTCGACCTATCACTGGAGTTGTAGTACACTGGACTAAACATTTTTCAAATCAAAATATTGGTTCAGAAGAAATTAATAAAGATAAAATTGGTTTAGGTGAAGATGGTATACAATATCATTATGTCATACGTAGAGATGGTTCACTTCAAAGAGGTCGACCAACTGGTCTTAGTTCAAATCATACGACCAAAAGAAATCATAACATAAGAAGTTTAGGTATTGCTTTTGTTGGTGGATATAATTGTCCTACACAAACAGAAAATCCAGACAAATATTTATCATCACGATCATTAACTCAAGCACAGTTTGCAACATTCGAAAAATTCTGTTTAGCTTTTTATTCAAAATATCCTGGAGGCCAGATCATAGGTCATAACGATTTAGATACTGACTTTATTGATCCTGGATTCGATGTAAGAGATTATGTTGAAGATATTTTTAATAAGAAGTCTTTATTCGCAGATCCTACTGTTGGAAATGCATTTGAACCTGAAGAACTGAATAGAACGGTATTACCATGAGTACAGAAGTAGAAAACCAAGAAATTAATCAATCACAAGGTGTAATTCAAGAAGGATTCAATGATCCAACTGGAGAATATCCTCGTAAAGATTATTTCTTTGGAACATCAGTAAATGCAGCTGCACGTGGTGCAAAGATCAATGAGCTTTACACTGGCGGAGGTGAACTCGGTGTATCAATCGATCTACCTAGTCAAAGAGCATCAGAATATCCACATAACCAAGTACAAGAAACATCGTCAGGTCATGTAATTGAGATTGATGATACTCCGGGCGGTGAAAGAATACTGATTAAACATAAGTCTGGTTCTGGAGTAGAACTTAGAGCAGACGGTAGTACAGTACATAGTTCAAAAAGAAATCGTGTTGAAGTTGTTGGAGGCGATGATACAGTTATCGTTGAAGGTACAGCAAAGCTTATTTACAATGGTAACCTAGATGTTGAAGTATCTGGAGATTATAATTTAACTGTCGGTGGTAACATGTCAGTTAAAGTTAAAAACAGTTTAGATGAAGACATATACGAAAATCGAGTGACTGCTATTCACGGAAATGAACGAATAACTGTTGATGGTGCAACAAGTAAAAATGTTATTGGAACAAACACGTTGACATCGTTAGGAAATCAAAATATATTTGTAAAAGGAAATAGAAGAGACTACATAGAAGGAAATGTAGATGTTGCTAGTAATGGTATGATAAAAAATTCAGCAGCAAAATACAATATCGCTGCAAGTGTTGAAATGACTGCAACTTCAAAAACAATGTCGCTGCTTGGATCAAAAGGAACAATTGGTGGTGATTTCGTAGATCACTTAGGTAAAACATATTCAGGTGTTGGAATGGGAGCAAAAACAACATTTTATGGAACTTTGCAAGGGACAGCTGTTAACGCTGTGCAAGCACTGCTTGCTGAAACAGCAACAATAATAGATGCTGGAGCGACTCCTCCAGTGATAAGTCCTGTTCCTTTTAATCCATTTAACATTTCTCTTGTAGATAAAGCTCCGACAAGTGCGATAGCTCCTGCTATACTTTCATCATCTACCTATGGTGCTAAAAACATAAGCGTAGATCCTGGCAATTTAATTAAAGATGCACAATCTCGTGCAAGATATAGTGGATTATTAAATCATGAACCAAATATACATGAAATAAGACAACTATTAAGAAGAGTTGGTACTTCATCATCTCTTGCAGCTCAACTATCAAATGAAGAAAAAATTTCTAGAAAATTTGCAGATGCAATTCCTGCGAGTGAAAAGATTGAAAGAGCAGTAGGACCACAACCTACATCCAAATTTGGATATGAAGCAATTGGAAACAATGCAATTGAAAACAGAAGTAAACGATTTATACCTGCTGAGAGATAATTATGATTATACTAGTTGACCCATTATATAACCCAAATTTTAGAGAAAATATTCAATCTTCTACTCCTCTTGGTCCTGGAATTACAATGGCAAAATTCTTAGGTGCACCAGGAACTCCAAGTACGATGCAAGATTACTCTAGAAACGAATTTCAACTTGCAAGAAATTTATATCTACATGCAGAAGCAATGAGAGTTATTCACGAGAGTAAAAACTTTAGTACAATTAGAGTAGTACCAACCGATTTGCAATCAACCGGAACAATTGTTGGTTATCAAGTTATAGGAAAAGATGGCAAGGTTGATATACCTCAATCATTTGATGTAGCAGAATTTTGGAAAGACTATATCAACTATAATAAAATACAACTATGGTACGATCATTTTAATCCAGATGGCTCACTGAGTGTTTCTATTATATTACACATGCCATCTGTACCTACATCATTTGATATATCTTTTACTAAAACAATTGAAACAGTTTACAATGATTCAACTCAAGCAGTAAATGAATTAATAGAATATTCTGAATAGTATTATAAATAAGGTATTATGGCAAGAGCATTAGCAGCAGAAGATAAAAATCTAACGACGAGTATCATAGGAACTCGTGTTAGGCAATATAAAGACATCGATTTAAGTCTTGCGATTAAGAGCGACGGTGATGTTTATAAGAAACAAGATGCTGCTGCAGTTAAGCAAGCCGTACGTAATTTGATTTTAACAAATAAACATGAAAAACCATTTGCACCAAATTATGGTGCAGATTTAAGGCAACAGTTATTTGAATTAATAACACCTGGAACAAGTTCAGAGATACGAAATAATATTATCTCTGCTATTCAAAGGTATGAACCAAGAGCTCAAATAACTGCATTGCAAGTTAAACCCATTGAAGGAGACAACTACATACAAGTATTTTTGCAATTCATCGTAAAAAACACTGCGCAACAAGTTGACTTTAGATTTACGCTATCGAGGTTAAGGTAATATGGCAACGACAATTAGAAGTACATCTTTAGATTTTAATACAATTAAAAATAATCTAAAAACATTTTTAGCTGCGCAAGATGAATTTGCTGATTATAATTTTGAAGCATCAGGTTTATCAAACATACTTGATGTCCTAGCATATAATACACACTATAATGCATTGATTGCTAACTTTGCATTAAATGAATCATATTTAGGTACAGCACAATTAAGAAGTTCAATTGTCTCTCTCGCAACTGCTATTGGCTACATACCTGATTCACGCATTGCATCTAGAGGTACAGTAAATTTAAGCATCACTATACCTTCATCAGACACACGACCTGATACCGTGACAATGCCAATTAATACAAAGTTTACAACTGCGCTTGATGATGTTACATATACTTTCCAAACAAGAGAAGTATTAACTGGAACTAATTCAAATGGAACATATAGATTTCAAACTGCATCAGGTAGTTCAGACATACAAGTCTTTGAAGGATCACAAAGAACAAAAACATTTATTGTTGGTCCTTACTCAGAAAATCTAACATACGTTATACCAGATAAGAATATGGATATTACGACTGCAATTATAAAAGTTTATGATTCACCATCATCCTCTGTATCAACCACCTATACAAATATTGCAAATGCTACATCATTAACTTCAGCATCAACTGTATACATTTTAAAAGAAGCACCAAATGGTTTCTTTGAATTGACATTTGGTGATGGTAATACTCTTGGTGTATCACCTACTGCAGGAAAACAAATTGTTGTTGATTATCTTTCAGTCAATGGTGCAGATGCAAATGGAGCAAAAATATTTACACCATCTGCTCAGCTTGCAGGAGGTAATGGAAACAATTATACTGTTTCAGTATCAACTGCTGCAAATTCTTCTGGTGGTAAGATAAAAGAAAGTGTTGAGTCAATTCGAAAAAATGCTCCATTCTTGTATGCATCACAAAACAGAATGGTCACTGCAGTAGACTATTCATCACTTATTCTGAGAAACTATTCAACACTGATTGATGATATTACTGCATGGGGTGGAGAAGAAAATACAGAACCTAAGTTTGGTTCAACATACGTTTCTATTCTTTATAATACAGATGTTACTGATGCACAAAAAACAGAAACACAAGATGGTATTATAACTCTAGTAAAAGATCTTGGTGTTATATCTTTTGATGTACAATTTACAAATCCAGTTTTAACGTTTATTGAAGCTGACGTATTCTTTCAATTTAATCCAAGGTTGACAACTGTATCAGAAAACACAACTCGAACAAGTGTTCGAAATGCAATAAGAGATTATTTCCAAAACGATTTGTTATTTAACATAACAACGAATACTGGTAAATTTAAAAGATCATTTAGAAGATCAAACCTTCTTACGGATGTCGATGCAGTGAGTACTGCAGTCTTATCATCAAGAGCTGATGTAAGAATGCAACAAAGATTAAATGTATCATCTCCAGGACTAGCAACAGATTCAACTGTGGCAGGAACAATAACATTATCTGCTGCACGTACATATACACTTACATATCCAGCACCAATTGCATCACCAGATGATGTGAACTATAGAATTACAAGTACATCATTTACGTATAATGGTGTCTTATGTCAATTAAAAAATAGATTAGAATCTAATGTTATTCAAATAGTAAATGCTACATCTGGAACAGTTGTTGTTGATAATATAGGTGATTACAATGCAAATGCTGGAACATTAAGACTTGATGGATTTGCTCCTACTGGAGTTACTGGAACATATTTAAAAATTGCTGCAGTTCCAGCAAACCAATCTGTAGTTGCTCCAACACGAAATAATATTGTAGGATATGACGAATCAAGAAGTGCAATTAGAACTGTAATAACTACAGCATCAACGTAGGTAAATCATGTCACATAGATCTTTTGTAGATAAGAAAAGAAGACAACTTAACTTATCAGAGTATCAAGTTAAGTCTGTTTTGCCTGAGCATTTCCAAGAAGATTATCCAAAGCTAGTTACTTTTCTCGAAAAATACTATCAACAATTGGATTCTGATTCACCTGTAGAATTATTAAAACACTTATACGAAAAGAAAGACATCATACAAACAGATGCTGAATTACTTCAGTTTATAGAAGATGAATTACTTTTAGGACAAGCATACTTTCAAGGATTTAGTAATCCAAGAGCAGCATCTGAATTTGCAAGTACACTTTATCGATCAAAAGGATCCAAGTTTTCGATTGAACAATTCTTTCGAATGTTTTATCAACAAGATCCAGATGTCGTGTATGGTAAAGATTTGATATTTAAACTCAACGATTCTGCATCAGAGATTGGTGCAGCTTCAGATAAGAGAATAACAAATAATAAGTTATATCAAATCTTTGCTATTCTGATTAAGATTGGTTTACCAGTATCAAACTGGGAAGAGATTTATAAACTATTTGTACATCCATCAGGTATGTATCTTGAAGGATTAGTACAATTAGTTGGAGATGTAGACTTAGATGTCGACAATATGCCTAACATATTACCAGCAGAGGTACCTCCAGTTGCAGTTGTTGGTGAAGGTGTATTTGCTTTAACTGGACTCGGAGAACAATCACAAATTCAATTTGGCGATAGTGCTAACGATTACTACAGATTATATCTCAACGATACTATTGATGCATACAATAGTATGACTGTTGATCAATTAGCAAAACAATACTCAACACTCATTGAAATCAATGAAACAAATTCACCGACATTTGATGAAGATCATGATGCAGATTCAAGTGCAGTTGGATTGTCTAACACATATGAAACAATCGACCAAGAAAGATACTTCTGGTGGGATCCAGATTCTGATGATTATGTTTCAAGTTTACCTAAGAACTAATATAAATAAAAGTATATTTTGAGGAAAAAAATTGGCAAGACAAAATTTAAATAGAGGAACATCAGCAAACGACGGAACAGGTGATACTCTTCGTCAAGCTGGACAAAAGATCAACGAAAACTTTGTTGAAGTATATCTTCAATTAGGTGGTGACAGTACTAATTTGTCTAGTGGCATGAGTTTTTCTGATAATGCTTTGTTGTTTGACAGTGCTGGTTATAGAGCTACTTTAAGAGCTCCAGTAACTGCAGCAAGAACAATTACTTTGCCGGATGCTTCTGATACACTTGTAGGTAAAGCAACAACTGATACACTTACAAATAAGACTTTAACAAGTCCAGTATTAACAACTCCTCAGATAAACGATACCTCAGCTGATCATCAATACGTATTTGCAG